ATTTTTGACAAAGAACCGTCATTATTATAAGTATAATGGCGGAGATTTGGAGACATTTTTCCAGATGTTAAAGTTATCGCATGGCAAGAGAGTTTTTGGAAAGAATCCTATTTTATACAAAATATTAAGTTGGGATGATTGGGAGAAGGGTTTTGATTTATTTTTGAAGAATGATGATATTAAGAATCGTCGAGAAATGGATGATATTCCGGCATTAGGTATGTATTCTTAGGTTGGTGTTTGATATAAATATTCAAATCGATATGGATAAAGATATTCACCAGTTCTGGTGATATCTTTATAAGAAAATGGAAGATAAATATTGGGTCGATTCGGGCAAGAACGTCTGTTTGGAATATTGAGTTCATTTTGACATCCTTTTTCGTGGAAGAAGCAGGGGTCTGTTAATTGATTGGTAATTCTGTGATCGTTCCATCGAGGACCTTCTGTTGTTTCTTTTTGGATGGCGCAACGTTTTCTTTGTTGTGTGGGACATTTCCATTCGACAGTAGAAGATTCAGTTGGAAGTGGATCATTTGGTATCATCCAAGCGAGAGCAATTTTATCTTCTTGTCTGGGAACGGCTTGTGTGGATTGATGAAGCCAAGGACGATAAATATAGAAGATGCCATTCATATTATCATTTGTGGCAGGTTGATTTTTCCATTGATTCCACGCATGTTGATTTTGTGCGTTTGTTCGATAAATACGGCAATAATATTTATTTGGTTTTTCAAAAAATGTGAATATTCCTACAAGATTTTCTTTGGGGATTTGCTGGGCGATAGATAGACAATCTGGTTTATCTCGAACAAGAAAACTACTGGGTTCAACAGTTTGAGGAGGTTTTTTACTTATAGGAAACCAGGTAGGATTCCAAGAGAGAGGTGATGGACTATCGGGCAAGGGTATAACTGCGCCACTTGAATTAGAATACATTTTAATCTAATAGAGACATAGATATGAATAGTGATACAGTGGAGTGGTTCTTTGGAGGGGCTTGGATTGTTGCGATTGTATTTTTATGGTTAGTTTATTTTAGTTCAACAGAAATTACATTGCCTGTTTTTGATGTTATATCGAAACAAAAAGCATTTGTAATGGGTATGATTATAGCGATTGGATTTATGATTGTGATGGGTTGGGTTCAATTCCAGCGTCGAGTCGGTCAATATTCGGCAGTGTCTTCCCACGTATTAAAAGATCAACAAGAAAAAATATAGTTAGAAGTTAGGTAATGAATATTTTAGAAGTTGTGAAGCAACCAGTTAATTTGGTTTTTCTGGTATTTGTAGTTGTATTATTTATTTTGGGGAAAGTAATTCATAGTATCAATCAATATCTAACAATAATTGTCACGATTGTTTGGTTTATTTTTAGTTTCTTTGGATATTCAAATGATTCGGGATACACTACAATTTGGTTTGCCGGAACTTTAACTTGGCTTATTTGGTTATTGGAGGCATCGAAAACGCAAAGTGAATCTTATGGAAGTTTGGAGGCGTGTCCGTGGATAACGGGAAGTGATGCTTTATTTTGGTCGATGAGTGTTCCTTTATGGGCGATTTTTATTGGTTTATGGGCGAGAACATTTATCGAACAGGAAGATGTTGATAAATGGGCTGCTTTTGTTGGAGTGATGACATTAGGATATGCTGTTTGGCTGACTTTATGGAGATTATCGTGTATTATGCCATTTACACAGGCGACACGTCGTGGTGGGTTAGATTATAGTCCTATTGACCCATAATATTTTTATCGATGAGGAGGGTAGATATGTTATTAGCACCGCAAACATTTGATATTATTGCTGGTATCAGCATTATGACAATTATAGTAGGATTTATATTTTTGGGTATGCGTGATGGATGGACGACAACACAGGTGTTCTCACTCGCATTAGCAGTGACAACTTGGTTTTGGGCTTCAACAGCGTTATGTAGATTATTAGCACCGTCAATGGGAATTGAATCCACTTAAAATAACGTCATCGGTATATTTGATGTGAGATTTTTGTGGATTTTTTTCGACTTGAATGGGAAAAATTTTACGTAATGAGTCAATGAAGACTTTATTCACGGCAAGGGCTTGATAAGATCGAGACACAGTTCCGGGAGAACAATTGACTGATTTTGCTAATTCCTCCATTGTAATTTCTTCTTTCATTTCTTGATAAACCCACCACAAACACCCTAATGCCAGACTTGCTGGAATGGTATAAAGACCGAATCCGTTATCTTTGGCAATAGATGCTAATTCTTTGGCACTTTCAATCCAGGAAGAATCACAGGGTCCAACCCATTTAATGATTCTATCAATTTCATCTTTGGCGTCAGATGGCGCCCATTTCTTTGCTGTTTCTGCATTTTTCTGGAATAATACTTCCCGAGAATTTTTATATACTTTATGAATCTTTTTCCGTTGGACTGCAAACATATTAGAAATATCTTCTAATGCGACTCTATCCTGAGAATCTTCACGACTGGCGAGATAGACTGCTGCCGCCATACTGGTTCGTCGATTACTGGGTCTTTGTTTGGATTCATTCACAGATTTAAAAATATTTTTTGCTTTTTCGCAAGTTTGTTGATTGACTTGACCTCCTGATGGAGTAGCATCTTTCAAAAGCCGATAAGATTGATAGAGACGTCTTTCTTTTTGGTCCATTGATTGATATTGTTGAATACGTCGAATACTGGCATTACCATTTGTGCCTTTAATACAAGTAGAAAGAGAGGATTTTCGAAAATCTTCGTGAATAAAACTTCCAACACGTCCAGGGTCATATCCTGCCCGATGGTGGTCGTCGGATGAATAAACACGCCACTCTTGTCCGGAATCAATCCATTGTTCGCCCATCCAACCGCAATTGTAGCAACTAATAAATCCTGTTTCCGGATCCGCACTAAATTCCATTTCTTTACATTTCGGGCATTGATGTTCTTTTAATTCTTCTCTTGTATTTGAAATTCTATCTTGTAATTGTTCTAAATAATGAGAGAAATCAGGAATAGAGTTGTGAGAGGAGGGAGTTTCGGCTTGCCACCACGGTCCGTTTTCAAGGTAATTGCGACTCATGGTTGATTATTAGGCATTTCATTTTGAAATCATAAATCAATTTTTCTGTCTAACAAATAGGAATGATTAACGTAAATAATACACCAATTTCAAATGAATGTTTATTAGTTGTTTTAGGTTCTATCTTATCATATTATATCATAAGGCTACTATTTCGAGTCGCACAGAAAAATAATGAAGAGATACCTATCGAGCAATATCGAACTTCCAGTGATGAAGTTGTTGAGTTATGGACGGTTGGTGGTTTAGCAGTATTCTTTTGTGCTACATTAATGATGACGCAACCGTCTATGAGTTCTTGGGTTGCGTTTTTCATTGGTATTTTTGCGGGTGGTATCACTGGCTACGGGCAACGTGCCGGTGCTATCTTTGAGTTATTAGGGAAGGAGGATGTTGGTGGTATATTATTTGGTTCATCGAATATTGTGATAGGTTTAATTTTATTAATTGGTATGTTTTACTTTATATTATTATTGCGAAGTGTTGATGAAAAGACGCCCTATTGGTTAAGTATTGGAATGTTTGTTTTAATTTATGTGGGTTGGGTGATGACCCGTCAGAGTGGTATGCCGTATATTTTCCCTTGGTGGTGGATGTTATTAGGGACACTTTTATTAATTAGTGTAGCGCAACGTTCAGAGGAAGGAACAGTATTATTTATCAATTGGGCGATATGGGGGACATTAATTGGTTTATTGGCAGCACAGGGGATTACATTTTGGGGAGGCACTCAATGGTATGAGTTCATTGGCTTACCGCAAGGAACACTTAATCAAGTTTCATTTAATCAGGAGCAATTAATCCGTTTAATACGAACACAATTGGCATTTAGTAATCGTAATCCAAATAGACCGCAAAGCGCAGATGTAAATGTGAAAGAGGAATTGGATCAGTTGAAATGGGGATTACAATTTATGTTAGTAGTTCCGTTATTATTGGGAACTTGGTGGTGGTTCGCCCAATAAAAAAAACTTGGAAAAAGGTATGCAGGAGAATCCGGTTTGTTGGTATCCGGGTCAATGGTTAGGGAATGCGGAGGATGCTCGAAATGTAGAGTGGTTGCGAGAGAAGGGAATTCGTCGAATTATTACGTGTGCGAAGGAGATAGGTAGAGAAGATTTATCATTATTGGGAGATATTGAATGGATACATTATCCAATGGAAGATCATCGAGATAGGGAGGAATGGGGGCGAATACAGAATGTGATGTGGTTTTATTTAGAGGATGCGGTTGGTAAATTGGAGGATTCTTTACGCAAGAACATACCGACACTAATCCATTGCGTTCAGGGGTGGCAGAGAAGCCCAGCGGTATTATGTTGTTTATGGACGAAACGGTTTGGTTGGGAGCCGTTAGAGACGGTAGAGATGATGAGAAACTTTCGGGGAGGTTCATTTCAGAGGGAGTGTCATTTTGAGAGTTTAATTTTGGAATGGGGTCGTCAGCATTTTTTTAATCTAAATAAGAAGTAGGGAACACTCCCTGATTAAAAGAAACCGAATCAAAATGGTGTCGGTTGGTTCAAAATATTCCCCTGGATTACATCATCAAGATAACATTACATCACAAAATATTAAAAAAGCGGTATCAGACCTCAAAGGTTTTTCTCATGAATTATATCATCGGTTCTCCTCTGATTTTCTTGAACCATCTTTTTCACATAAGTTAGCGAATACGCTTTCAAAAGATATTTCTTCTTTGGATGAATCGACTCTTTTAGGCGTTCATCGTGTTTTACATGGTTCTGGTAATCGTGATTATTCACATTTATCTCCTGATTTCACGTTGGATGCAAAAGAAGCCGGTATCTTTGAAGTTCCAAAGCGTAGTCGAAATAATTCCAATCTTCGTTTTTTGAAAGAAAGGATTCAAGATAAAATGAATGAATTAAATCAAAGTCGTGAAGAAGTCAGTTTTACCGACCAAGAAGTATTATCAGATATCATTCGTCAAATTATTGTTCGAGGAAATATTATTGGTTCGATTAATAAAATCATAGATGAATCAGGAAATGGTCTCGTTCAAGAAAGGCTCAATCAACTCTTAAATGGTTCATTATGTCTCTCCCCTCAAACAAATCCTCGTCTTCAAAATATAGCCTCTCTTTTACAAGCCCGCTCTTCCCAAGAATGTAAATCCTTAAATGGAATACCCACTCCCATCTCCATTCTCCAAGAAATCAAGAAAGATAACCGTTATTGGAACTTTGCTAATCGAATCGCACAATCTTATCAATCAAATATTCAAGAACTGAAATCTATTCGACAAACCTTAGTCGATTTGAAACCAATGTCCTCGCAAGAATTAGGTCAAATTTCATTCATAGCACGAAATATTCTTGACGAACTTTATATCGAAACCGAACTTTACTATCTTATCTGCGCTCTTGCTCTTATTGAAACCAAATAAACCTTTTGTTCGTTATCAAAACGAACAAAATTAAATACCTCTTAAAGACACTTCATTAGGATTTGGCGGATTATCACTGGTTAAAGTGCCAGCAATCTCACCCGGAAGTTTAATTGTCGAATAAATTGTTAAAATACCTGTCTCTATCGCCGCCGGTATATAAGTAATTAAACCACGAATATTAGACCCAAAACTCCCCCAACTTGAACCACCCGCATCATAAGTTGGACGAATATCACCTCCACGCTGTTGCTCGATTAACCATAAACCCGTATTTCGTTTTTTCTTACCCATACCTACTATCTTCCCAGAAATTACTCAGCACCCTTACGGGCTCGACGATTTACTGCCATCATAAAACCATCATCATCAATCTGCACGGGATTACGAATGGCTCGGCTTCGTGGCTGAATATATCCTCCCTCACGTTCCACTGGCACTGTCTTCTCAACTGGTTGTGATACATCATTCACTCGCACCGGGACTCGAAAACGTGGGCTCCAATCCACAAATACATGAAAATGAAGAGCATTACGTAAATCTCGTTTCACATAAAAACGCAGATTTTGATTCTTATCTACGTGGAAACTACGACGCAACTTCGCCAATAATGTCTGCTCCTCTGGAATACCCGTCGGATTCCACACACTTGGAAAAGGAATACCCTTACGTCCCTCATCCTCATTCACTCCATAAAACATATCCGACGGATAAAGACCATCTTCCTGACGACGTCCAGACATCAAAATCGCACGAAAATGTCCCGCCTCTGCCGCAGCATTCATCTTTTCCTTCGCATTTTGAATAATTTTCGTAAATAACTCATCTCTCGCCCAAATGTAATCCACCAAACGACGTCCCTGTGATTGGGTGCGCTGAATTTGCGCCGTTTGACGTAGGTTGTCGATATTAATGTCAATATTTGTAGTCATCGGTTTTTGAGAGAAACTCTACTCTATTATGATTTGAATGTCTTTAAACTGGGATATACGGAAGCATCTTTTTGTCAGTTTGAAAAAAATTGAAGAGTTTAGTATTTTAGATGGTTATGATTTATAAATAAATAAAATGTCATCAAATAATGATAACTGGTGGCAAACAATTAGCAATGTTTTAAATGGAACTTATTCCGGAAACATTATTTCAAATTTTGGCAGTAGCACAAATACAAATTCTTCAACATATACAAATGAAGTTAGAAATTGGTGGGAAAACTCTAATGGTAGATAATGAAATGTTGTCTCATCGTTCGGGGTAATTTCATTGAATTATTTTGAATTGAAGTAGGAGGTTTCATATCTTTATCAAGTAGGTTAGTCTTAACCGTTTTTTTAATCAATAACATATTCTCTTGTTGAAGTTCTTGGAGGGATAATTGTTCTCGTAATTTTGGCGATTCATCTTCTTGGAAAGTAGATAAATCGTTTTCTTGTTTATCATTTTCAAAAGTAATTGATTCCATTTCATCTGGGGTAATTAATGCGGGTTCGTTTGGGGTAATTGATTTCGTTTCATCTGTGGTAATTGATTCCGTTTCATCTGGGGTGATTAGTGCGGATTCATCTGGGGTAATTGATTCCGTTTCATCTGGGGTGATTAGTGCGGGTTCATCTGGGGTGATTAGTGCGGGTTCATCTGGTGTGATTAGTGCGGGTTCATCTGAGGTGATTAGTGCGGGTTCATCTGGGGTGATTAG